GCATTTTCGATCTATCATCATCTACCTTTTGGATTTACGATGACTTCTTCGAAGTGTAACGCTACTCGACGCTCTTGTCGAGCTTATCGCTCCCGTCTTTGTGAGACAATTTGGGAGGCGACAAGCACCTGGGCTTACCTCTTTGGATTAGAGGCACCGAAATTCGAGTCAAAATCGGATAACTGTGTTGACCTTTCTAAGGAGGCGAAACGATTTTTGCAGGACTGTCCTTCACAGGATCAGGAAGCAATTTTCGCTTGGGTGTCGATAAAGAAGCTACAGCCGGCGTCCTGCCGGTGTATGGAAGCTCCTTTGATCAAATCCGTCGCCGACCATTTCAAGTCTCCACCTCCCTCCCTTCCTCGCGGCTACATCAGCTTTGCGCGTAGTGTCGTTCGACGCCTGTTCCCTCACGGGTGGGACGCCGGTCACTACGAGAAGCAGGTTATGTACGCCGATCCCCCTCTTTCAGCATGCCTGGAGAACCGCCGCGGTGGCGGTGGTCTGCACGGCTTTGTGTCCAACCCTGGTTTCGATCGACCAGTGGAAGGACGTTATCAACAGTCAAGTTTCCTCACGACTTGTTTGGACGGGGCAACCCGTCCTCTCTCGTCGCGGTCAGGTTTGACAGTTGTACAAAGTGCGGGCAAACCTCGCCCCCTGAGCAAGTTCTCTGCAGATGCTTTGCATTTACGCCCTCTTCATAAGGCGATTTATGACAAGCTTTCTGGTGAGAAATGGCTCTGCCGCGGTGATTTCACCACGGAGGTTCTACAGCGTGCCGGTTTTTCCTATGCAGCAGGTGAAGTTTTGACTTCTGGTGACTATAAGAGTGCTACCGACAACCTCTCGATCGAGGTTGCCGAAGCCATACTTGGTGAATTGCTCAAGAACACGGTCTCTGTGCCGGGTTCGATGAAAGCATACCATGAGTATTTTGCGTCCCACGTTGTTCAACCTTCAGCATGGTATTGATTCTTTTGTTCCTCGACGTGGTCAGATGATGGGTTCCTACTTATCTTTTCCTTTGCTCTGCTTGCAGAACAGGATCGCTTTCCTGTATGCTGGCGAGTCTGTGGGTATTGACGCTTCGGAGTTTCCATGTTTGATTAACGGTGACGACATCCTGTTCCGCTCCGGACCTCACTTCAGTGAGCTCTGGATGAACACGGTTGGTTCACTGTCTTTAGAAGTAGAGCGTAGTAAGACTTCCGTTTCGACTGACTACGGTTCGCTTAATTCCACACTTTGTCGGCGCT